GGGATCGGTAGTTAGACTTTCCCATAGTACGGTGTTAAACACCAGAGTGTCTGTGGCAATTTCTACCACTTGATTGTCTATTATAGGCTGTAGATATTTAGAATTTAGTTGTTGCCAACCATTGGCATATCTATCAGATCCAAATCTATAAAAACCTGTAGATATTTTTTTCTGTACTGGAGCCTTGTCAATAGAGTAACGGAATGTTTCAGTGTCCCAGTTCCAATTGAATTCTATGTCGCCAATGTTATCTATGTTGAGATAACTTAGTTGAAATCCTAATTCAGTATCTGTCCTACCGCTACCTGGTTTGTAGCTTAATATGCTTGAACCTGTGAATTCTGTGTCTGCATATGTGTCGAGATCGCCGAAACTGATTTCATTAGAATCATAGACGTCAAACTTTGGTGCTTGGTTTACAGCAGTCTTGGGTTGACTAGATACCCAATTAGTTCCGTTATAGTGGAACATCAAACCTTTGTTTACTGTGCCTCGTCTTACCGTCACACACTGCCCTAGTATGGATTCAGTATCATCACTTTCTCTTAGATGAATTTGGGCAACACCGTTGTGTGTGATAAATTCAACTGTGTAAATTTTGTTATTAACTAATTTGTCTTTGTCTGCTACTACTAATATTCTTGCACCCTCGAATATAAATTCACCGTCTATGTTGTATCCACGAGATCCCTCGATAGCAGAAAACACATCAGTAGTTGCAGTGTCGATATAGTCAACAGTCTGTTTAGCAGTGGAACCGTGATCGAATAACTGTAGCCCTGCACGAAATTCTATGATTGGTCGTTTGGCTCTAGCTGCTTCGTTGGCTGGAAAATCTTGACCTCTTAATCGATATGATTTTTCTAAGACAGATCTATGGAACCAACGATTGTATCTGCTCCAGGGGTTGTTATCTGCGCTGTCTCTAGCAATGGTAATATAGTCTTTAAACGCAGCATACTCTGCGGCATCGTCAAAAGGCTGAGTGTCAAAACCCTCATTGTCAAACAACACTTCGGGGACTTCTGTGCTTAGTACTGGCACTACCAGATCACTAAATCTAGTCAAGGTTATAGCTGTGCCTACTCCCTCTACCAACCATGTGTCTTTGGCATAGATAGCAGGTGATATGTTGCCTGAGAATTCAACAATCATACCGTTTGAGAATTGTATACCATTTCCGCTGGTGTATGTGGTTTTCCCAATGATCTCTATGTCTACATTGACAAATGTGTTTTCTTCTATGTCTGCAATGACAAATCTACCAAATGCATCTGGGGTTATCTTACTTTGATAATACAATGTGTCAGGAGCATCGTAAGGTACCACAAATGTCAAGGTGCCGTTTTCAATACCGTTGTTAGTGATTCCGTTGCTGTAATCTAATGCAGAGCCTTCACTAGCAGGTTCTACATACTGCCAATCTTGACTATCTATAGTAATCGAGCTGGCATCAAAACTGGTGATGTCTCTAACGGCTCGCCATAGCTTTGAATCATACACCACAAGACTGCCTTGTGCATAGCTTCTGTTAGGTTGAAAAAGTAAACTGCCTGTGTCAAAATTAGTGCGTATTGCAAATCCTTCAGAAGGAGCATTGACTCTAAATTTATAGGTCTGACCTCGATAAAGAGTCAGTGTGGGATTATTGGTGTATGCATCTGGAGTGAATACAAATGAATTTTTAGTTGTACCCAATACTACCTTATAGGTGCTGATAATAGCTGCACTCTGACCTGTAATATCGATACTGCGTGGGCCTGTTGGCTCCCAATAATATTCTCGATAGTTGATGAACTTGTCCCAGTCAATGGGAGGATCCCAGGTGTAGTGTGTTTGACTGGTTATCTTATCATCTCTTTCAATGGTGTTTCCAAAAAATTTCAATTGATTTTTAACATCAATGTAGTCGTAGAAATTTTCTATTTTATCGTGATTTTTAAATATCACCCCGGGTTCAAGTTGATAACTGCTGCGCAGTGTGCCGTCTGTATCAACATACACATCATTGCTGTTATAGGTTTTGCCATATCTACGACCAACGTATCCAACAACTTTATCCAACACCCCCGGCTGTATTAAGGGATCAACTACCGCGGATAAAAATTTATCGTTGGCAGGCGTTTGAAAAATTACTGGTAGCAGTTCTACTGATCTGCGTATAGGTAGTTGACTGTTAGGAAATTTATCGGCCATATTAATAAGTTGTTGATACTATAGAGTTGGTATTAGCACCTATTTCAGATGCAGTAATGGCAGAGACGATTTCTATATCATCTACTGTGGCTGCGCTGATCAGTATTTCATCCGATCTGCTTTGTATTACAAAAAGGCTACCAAATGATTGATTGGATTGTTTTGGCACTATCACTATGTTGGCAAGATCCGGTGCTGTTGTGTTTAAAATATATGTGGTTAGTTCGCCCATATAAAACCTATCGCCAAAGTCCCAATTGTTGATATCAAAGAAATTGTTGATAGCAGTGATCACTCTAACTTTGAGATCGTTGTCATTGATTGAACGATTTTGATTCTTGACAACCTTAAACACTGCCTGTAGTTTAGGATCTGCTTTAGATCCAAACAGCACTTTGTATTTCACAGGATGGTATATGATATCATCACTGATAGATTTAATCGATGACAGTGCTGTGCCGAAGGTGGTTCTTAATGCATCGCTGGTAGGTGCCACTGGTTCAATATCAGTGCCACCTGCGAGATATATTCTATAACTTTCATCATAGCTTCTTATCAACAAATATATATCAATGATATTGCTGGTAGAAGGATCAATCCTTCTATCTACACTGGCGTTGTGAGTGTATTGAAACTTGAGATTTCTTCTACCAACAACTGCGGTATATTCGTTAGCTATGTCCAAGGTATTAGTAGTTCGATTTACTCGCTTGACAATGTTTTCAGCAGAGTCATAGAAATATATCAACTGCTGATCAGGATAGGTCACAGTATCATTGAAAGTTATTCCAGCTTCTTTTTGTCTAATTAGAATTAAATCATTTGAGTTGTCTAAGAGTGTTTTAATTTCTGTTCCGTAGACATCGTTTGAGGATAGGAAAAATAAAAAATTTAAATCTTGATCTAGTCCTACAATATTTTCAAATGATTCGGGATCATCAACAACTCCGTCATCGTCGGCATCTCTAAAACTTAATTTAATTTCGTTGGTGCTTTCGTAGCCGTCGTCGAACTTTATAGTATCACTGATTTCAAACGGCACATCTTGTTTAAGCTCAGTGATAAAATCCTTGCTGGTATTGATTCCTAGCACAGAAACTAGATCTTTAACCACTGCCCCTACTTGGTCATTATACTGTTTCTCATTGCTGTCAAAATAAAATCTATTCTGTTGTACGCTACCAAAAATATACGACTGCTTTCTAATTCTCACAATGTAGCTGTCAGGCTGTTTAACCAAGGCTACTACCCAAGAACTGTCTATGTTGGTATTGGTAGTGTCTCCAGCTTTGCCTAGACTAAAATCATTGGTTAGATTTAAATTACTGGCAGTGATCAATTTCCATTGAGATTCTGTAATTTCGTATCTTAGTCCGAAAGTTTGATTATCAAATACTTGATTGACAATTTCAGTTTCAAGTGCAACTGGTAGGTCGCTGACAAATCTTGGCACTATTCGTTGAGCTACAGCGCCTGTGGGAACTAGATCGCTGAGTGTGATTGGACCTAGTCCTTTGACATATGTTCCGTCTCCGGTGATCTTGACAATTTTTGTCCATATGTAATCTGTCTGATCAGCATCGCTAATGTTAGTCGCAACTAATTTTCCTTTTTTAAATTTAAATCCAGCGGGCGGAACAAACTTCACGGCTGCATTAACTAACACATATTTCAAGTTGCTGGTAGAGTAGCCGCCAACCTTGAGTTGGGCATTATCTACCACATTTTTAAAATATCCTGTACTAGTGGCTGTGGTCACAGACTGCCATACGGTGTTAACGTCTGTGAATAATATCTTGTCAAACTTTGTAAAATAAAAATTATAAACGTCGGCCTCTGTAAACACTGGTTCTACGCTGCGTCTAATAAAATTAATGATATCTATTCTGCTGGCGAATTTAAATGACAGCACAGATTCATTTTCTTGTTTGTAAAGATATCCGTCATCACCAAATACATTGATACTGCTGTATTTTCCGGTAGCGTCGATGATGTCAAAATTTCTGCTGATACCGCTGGATGTTCTATTCACTGCTTTAATTTTTACAATGTTCTGTGAACCCAGCAATGGTGCAAGGTTATAATCTTCCGCGGTGATCATTCTATTCTGAGTATAATATACTGCAGGAGCATTAGCACGAATGTTGTCTATGTCTTCAGAAGCTGCAGAGTTAGCCACAGTGCTTTGTAGTGCCAGTCCTATGGTCAACGTGTGTTCAACATTGTTTTTATTTCTATACAAAACAGAAATGTTGATGCCTCTTAATTCGTTGGGGTATATGGTATAAGATAACCCATTGCTGACTCTATAAAATACTCTAAAAGACCCCTGTGGTAAATTTCCGTACACACCGTCGGCAAACACAAGATCTATGTTGTCATCTTCTTTGGTGTTGATAGCATAGATGTTGCGTATGTCTTGTGTCACGCTGTTATAGGCAATATTGTTACCTACCAAAGACGATACTTTGGTCCATTCTTCAAGTTGTGCACCTTGTGAGTTTAAGGAAAACAGCCACACATCGTCATTGTTGATGTTGCCTGCATCAACAGCAATTTTTTCATTGGTAGTAGGCACATCTACTGTGAAATCTGCCAATTCCAATGTGCCTTGTTTGAACTGTATAAAGAATCCTGTATTAGCACTTCCTGGTCCGGATCCATCGTTTCTATAGATGAATCCCAATTGGTTACCGGGCACAGGTGGCTCTTCATAGATGTTTTCGCTGTTTTTAAAAGCGGTACTGACTATCTCGAAGCTCATACCTCTGCTGGCCACAGTCTTGGTAAACGAGAACAAAGGAACATCTGTGCCAACTGTGCGAAATCTGTATTGTTCTGTGGGGATTCCTTGGATGGTAGCAGATCCTTGGCTTCGACCAAATTCTGTGTTATCTGCCATGGCACTGTTTAACACAGCAAGGAACTGTTCTAACCAGTTGGCATTTGTGGGGTCGTTCCAAGTTATTAACTGTTGCGCTAGATTTTTTCCGTTGCTGTCTATGATAGCATCCGTGGTGGATATTGTTGCAAACTTTAACAATCCGTTTGACGCCACAGTGCGTTTGGCATTGTAACTAAGCATGCGAGCTATACGTAACACACTTTCTTTGGTCTCTGCTAATTCAATAAAATTTTCACGGCTGGCAAGATCTATACGGAATGCTAGACTTTGTCCCAAGAACGCTACAGCATCTATCAGTGCCATGTATTCTGAAGATTCTATATAGTCGTTGAAATCCTCTGGGTAATTTTCACGTAGGTATGTGATGATAACTCTACGCAGATTTTCAAAATCGTAGCTGCGGAAATCCGCGTTTTTAAACGTCTGATATATCCTGGTCCAATCTTGATTTAGTATGAGATTGTTTTGTCTGCTGGTTGTGGTCATACCAATATTTACCCTTAAAAATAAACTGCTTAGTTAATTACATTACTGTTTTTGTCAAAGTTCAAAGTCATACGTTCATTGATATTAAAAGGAATATACACTAAATCTACCTGAATACGCATGCCTTGATCTGTGCTGTCTATGTTGATTTCACTTACTGCAAATCTAGGATCATAATTTATGATAGCTTCTACATCTTTGGCTATGATTTGTTTGACATCGGGTGTGAATGGTTCAAACAGCATGTCCCAGATCACTGTGCCAAAATCTGGATTTTCTAATTTTTCACCTTTGCGAATATAAAAATGATTGATCAAATCCTGTTTGACAAGATTGATGTCGTATAGCTTAAAGTTCTTGTTAGCTTCGCTGGAGCTGAATCCTTTGTAGGTAAATTGACCTTGATTCTGTGTCACTGTAGCAGAACGTTGTGCTGCTGTTTGTTGATTGTATAGTCTTGTGGCCATAATTAAGTATCCCTGTCCGTTTTATCCGGAGTCAATAAATCTGGTGCTCGATGTTCATGTAACACCCATGGTTCGTGCATAGGAATACGCTTCATAAAACTTTTCACTATGCCTGCTTGATATTTCTTGTCCCAACCTGCAGCCGAACTCGTAGCAGGATTATCACGCAGATCGTAGGGTTTAACAAAGTCTGCAGCCGCAGCAGTTTCTGCATTATTAGGTCCGTTGAGATTGATTTTAGTACCGTTGATCTTGACTTCTGCACTGCTACCGATGCTGATGTCTGCTGTGGAACTGATCTTTGTTTCTGCTGAGCTTGCTATGTCAAGATCATTTTTAGTAGATATTTTGGTTTTGGCTCCTACTAGTATGTCAAGATTAGCACCCACTGTGAGCTTGGCATCTGCATTGATCAGGAACTCCATGTCGGTAGCTATTTCCACATGCCATTTGCCTGTTTCAGTTCTCATGTTTATATTTCGGCCAGCTTCTAGATTTATATCTCGAGCGGCACGTATGTTGAGATCTTGTTGGGTATGCACACTGATACTGTCTTCGGCAAAGATATCTATCTTGCCGTTACTAGTAAGTTCTATCCATGTGGTTCCTCTAGCATTGGCAATGTAAATCAAATCTTCTGAATTATGCATTAGTATCTGATGACCAGTTCTAGTTCTTACTCTAAAATATTCACTGGCTGGAATAGTGGCAGATCCTGCATCACCTTTTTTCTGATTGGCAGGATCTAATAGATCAATATATTTTACCGGACCCTCAGCAGCTGATGTTGCTCGATGATACCGATCATTACCGTCATCCATGACAAATTGTGTGCCTCCCAATCTACTCACAGGCACAGTTGCTTGGCTATCTGCCTTGCCTATTTTTTGTTTTTTAGCACCCGTTCTACGATCAAGTGGGCCGGGAGTGCTGATACCAAATACCATACTAGGAGCTTCTCGTCTCGGCGAGCTGGTGTTGAATCCTCGAACATCATCTTCTAACAACCCCTGCTCAAGAAATCTATCTGCTATAGGATGAACTACTCTGGGATATTTTTCTGGATCAATTTCCTGTTTCTCACCGTTGATACGTTTGTTGACTTCTGCCACTGGCAAAGGCGATGCGGTGTTTCCGTATCGTTTTTTATCTTCAGTGTCTAGACTGTTTACTGTGCTACCAGCAATGGCTGGTACCATATGATTGATGTTTACTCCGGGCACACAGGCAAACCAATAGCCTTGACTAGGATCACCGTTGACAAACAACACCAACACATTGACTCCGACATCTGGTGGTACAAACCACATACCGTATGATTTTTGTGTGTCGCTGAATCCGTCAATGGTAGATAATTTACCATCGTTTTTGCCCATGAATTCAAATGGGGTATATCCGAAAAACGGCGAGGCGTATTTTACAATAAAAGTCTGACTATCATCACCTGCGGTGTTGGCTTGATCTTTTAAAAGATTTACTTCTATAGATCCCATAAATGAAGGATCGAGATGGCTGATAACTCTGGCAACATATATGCCAGTGGTTAGGCCGCCACGTCTGTCTGAATCGCCGACTACTGGTCGTGTAATTTCTGCCATTATTTTTGTCCTAGGTCTCTGTAATATCTAAATCCTACCACAGGCGGTGCTTGATTAGAAGTTGTTGTTGTTTTTTTATCTGCTGCTTCTTTGGCTGCTCTTCTAGAAGAGTTTCTGAGACTATCAGTAGTATTCGCCGAGGCAGACGCAGCACCATTATTTGCTACCGTAGTTCGATTAGTGGAGCCGTTGGCGGCATCGACCACTGATGTTTTAGGAGGTTCTTTTGCACCTATTTCAGTGGCTGGAGTATCAGCCTTGGCCGTTACCAACTTATCATATTCTTCGCCGGTTTCTGGGTTAATGGCTTTTACAGTTTTTACAGTTTCAGGTCCTTGCGGTCCTGGCATTCTTATACATTTTAATTTTTGTTTCCAGTTTCCATCATTGAATGTATTTTCACACTGGACTATACGATATATACCGCCAAACGGGCTATCCTCGGCAACTTGTGAAAAATCATACAAACCAGTTGCTGTGTTGACGTCAATCGGTGTCCTAAATGTAAGATAGATATAGACATTTCCACTTTCATAATTCATTGTACCATCTTCAGTGATTTGATCAGTGGGTGCAAATGATGAGGAAAAATGATTGGCCATTCCCGAATCTACCAACCAATAGGGATCTCCTAGAATTTCCAAGTCTATGGTAACCAAATCAGCACTGTTGCCGCTGATGAATTTCTGTTGAAAATTTTCTGCAACATTTTGTTCAACACTTTTTTGACCAGAACCACCTTTGTATCCTGCTAGTAGCTCTGGACTGCGCCGGGGTCTGTGTCGTCCCATTGGTGCTGCCTGTACCTGAGGAGCCTGACCTTTTTTAGTGCTTGTAGATGAAGGCAAGTTTTCGTTACCATTTTGATCCTGTGTGGCAGTTTTAGCAGCTTCTGATTCAGGCTTGGGAGTGGCTCCTGAATAAAACAAATTATTAATTTGCACGTTGAAACTTAGAACATCGACATTTTGTCCTGTATAGATATACTGATATTCTTTCACCACATCTTTCAGCAATTGGTCATAGCCTATAGGTGCAGAAGTAGCATTAGCAAACAGGCTTTGATGCACATAATAAGGAACCACTCTGAAAGTTATTCTTTTGCCGTAATCACCTGTGAGTTTATCAAGTTCTAGTAATTCTATCTGCACGTCTAACTTGAACCATTTGATAAATCCCTGTGGGGTGAGATATTTTGGATCAAGAGCTTCTGTGGCATATTCGGAACTTAGGATGATCTGATTTATAATCGATGTTAGAGATTGCTGTTGGGCGAAGTGAAAAGCACGTTTTTTAGGATCAATGGTCATACCATCCCTAATCATCACACCTGTTTTTTCATCGTATTGATCGCCGGCACGCTTGAACAGCGGTCTTCCTCCTGAACTTTGATCAAATCCAAAACCAGCTGACGCTATGCTGTTTTGATCTAATAGTTGAGGATCAATCTTGATCAAAGAAGCCGCCACTGCTACTATCTGTTCTTTTTCATTAAGATCAACGGTGGCTTTTTTTATTTTTTCTTGGTTGCCTGCTGAGCTTTTCCAGTCGCTGGACAGTATAGGAAACTGAATTACGTATTCATCTTTTACTTTTATTTCTTTATCTTTCTCAAGTTTTTCTTCAACCTTGTTTAAAAAATCTACTAGACTTCCCTCACCACTTCTTGCTAATATATCAAACACATGCCCCTGGCCACTGGCAAATAGTTTAACATCACTATAAGAAGTATTAATTGAACTTGTAAATCCCTGATGGTTATAAGGTATTGCTTCGACTTTGTATGTGCTGCCGCCTTCATTGACTGAGAATTTGACTCCGGTTAATTTTAGAACAAAAAACTTTGGTTTGATGTTTGATATTATTCTACCTAGTTGATCAAACCCCTGTATGTCCATGCGTAATACCCAAGGAGTATTATCCATATAACTTAGATAAGTTGCATTTATTGCGGCAGCCTGCATGCTCTGCAATAACAATCCCATAGAATGTGGCTCAATGATATCGAATTCAAATTTTACTGCATTGGAATTTCCTGTGGCTTCATTGGCTCCGATGATGTTTTTCATCGTAAAATTGTTGATATAATATTCAGGTGCTTGAGTAACCACACCCGGGCTTATAAAAATTTTTTGTCTTTGAGAATCAAATCTACCACCACTTGAAAACACAATGTTCTTTAACTCGCCGGGACTGTTTCTATATGACCGAGGATCGTTAAATTGTGCAGGTGTAAGACAGGCCAAGGTCCAAAGCACTGTATTACTGGAAAACACCTCCATGGGATTTTTGACCAATTTCTTCGGATCTGGCCTACGAGAACTAGAAGTAGGCCTTGTGCCCAGCGAGCCTTGATTGAATGCTATACCAGCTGCGGCGGTGCCTGGATTAGATGCTCTAGCAGGATTTTGGTTAGACACATTTTCTGCTGTGCCTTGTGACACTGAAATAGTCGGAGAGCCTGTTAGCGCCACAGTGCCGTCTGGTTTATAAGTTAACTCTTGGCCTGTAGGAATAAATCTTGCTACCATTTATATTCCTAGGAACTTTTGCAGATTATTTTTCTTGGGTAGATATATTACCACCCCCGGTTCAAAATCATAGATAGGATCTTTCAGCACGCTCATATTCCGCTGTACAAACACCCACCATAATTTTGCACTTCCATAGACGTCATAGGCCAACAAGTCAGGGCGATGTCTATATTGATTTTCTATCACATAACGAAAATCATCTAGTTCAGAAGGCACGGGTCTTATTTCTAGCAAATTAAGGTAGAAATTATTTTGTCTAGTATCTGCCCAAGGACTGTTTTTATTATAATTAGCCATTAGATATATCCTCCACCATTCTTAGTAGCCATTTGGCCACGAGCATAGTCTTGAAGATTAAACTGTCTTAGACCTTGTCTGGTGTAAACAGGGGCCACTACTACAGTTACGGTACTAAGTGTTGGAACCCAAGTGTATTTGCCGTTGTCAAAAGGATCGCATCGAATATAATTTACATCATCTTTGAAATCCACAGAAAAAGATTTTATAATAATAGGTACATTTTCAAATATACGATTACCATATCCCGATAGTGTACAGATAATAGGAGGATTGCCTGCTAGTGCCGATTCACCAAAAAACATTTTAGTGGCTGTTTTAAAAAATGTAGTTGCTGCAATCCAATAGGCACCTTCTTCGTTGGTTTCACAACTGAACTCACCGCTGATAGTGATATCATCTATCACACTGTTTTTATAACTGTATTGAGCATAATTGCCGTGTGTGATTGGAATAGTAGAGTATTCTGCTTTGGTGCTGACGGTGATACTGGGCATATACGGCCAGACTACTCCACCGGTGTCTTTGAGCTGCTGAAACAACGCACTTTTAAAAACATTCCATTGACAATTTATACGCACTCGCCAATCATCTGCATTGCCGACATTGAGTTGAATGGCTTCTCCCTGTGGCACGAACGTCTGCGCTCCCGCTGGAACGTTGACACCACGTTTGAGACTAAGTACATTGTTGAGCATGCCGGCAGCTGCACTAAAACTACCGGCAGCTTTCATTAATCCACCTGCAAGATTGCCGCCGGTGAGTTTATTAAGTGTTCCGGAGATATCTGCTGCTATGTTACTGGTTGAACCTACCACCGATCTTAATTTATCTACAGCACCACCAACTGCACTATTCACTGTGACATTTCCACCCATGGCACTGTTACCGAAGTTTTTTATGTCACCGGCCATTTGGTTCAGTCCTGATTTGAATCCTCCCGACAGTTCGGATGCTTTTTCATCTAGTTTGAGTTTTGACACCTCGGACGAAGCTTTTTGCAGTGCTGCTTGTCCTTCATTGGTGGCTTTTTCGAAACCTTCCGAAATACCCGCTACCAACTGTGAAAAAGGTGACAGAGGGTTGCTGCCTGGACCCGATGATGGTTTTCCCGATCCTCCAAAGCCGAATGATGCTGTTAAATTTTCATTAAGGGCGCGATTGTTAGCCACTTGTTGGGCAGAGATGCCAGTGGGGTCTCCGCTGGCCTTATTGATTCTGTCAGCTTCTTGTTGTGGTGTTTCAGGATAAGTCTTGCGAGCCATTTTGAGCAGATTTCCTTGTCATATAGACTATTTATTATGATAAAAATGTGCTATTATATAATATATAACGGAGAATTCTAACCAATGATTGTGCCTAAAATTAAGTATCTAACCAACAAAGATTTATTAAGAGAAATACACCTAAGCAAAAATACCTACTGTAGTTTCACAGACCCAGCATACGAAGAATACGATCTAATCGTTACTACCTTGGACAAGCTGAACATACGCACTATCGCAGAAGCCAAACGAAATAGAGCATCTAAAATGGCCAAGGCTGCACACGAAGCAGCTGTATACGCAGCCGGTAAAAAAATGCCAGCCAAAGAATTTGAAGTAGACTATCGTAAAGTACAGAAACAGGATCTAGTATTTCGTGTGATGACCTTTACACACGTCCCGTTGGCACCAGGTCGCAAGAAAACTCTAAAGAACACTGCTGACAGTCACGACAAAGTAAACTTTCCACCTTTCCAACATTGGAAATATGACGACAATGGTAACTTGATGTGTGTGGGCAAAAGTCATTGGAAGGGTGATCTAGATCAAGGGGAGTTCTCCAAGGATCACGGACAAATGACCAACGACCTTGCTCGTATGTTCATCAAGCTCTGTGAGAGATATGCCACTAGAGGCAACGTCCGTGGTTATACCTACAATGACGAAATGAAAGGACAGGCCATACTTCAGCTTACCCAGATTGGTCTACAATTTGACGAATCAAAAAGTGACAATCCATTTGCCTACTATACTGCTGCTGTAACCAATTCATTCGTTAGAATCATCAACCTTGAAAAACGCAATCAAAACATTCGAGACGATATTCTAGAAATGAACGGTATGAATCCTTCATGGACACGACAAAACAGCGCCAATGGTGGTAAGAACGCTCCCGGACCAGTCACTATCACAGATAGTT